ACACAAGATAGAGTAGAGATGGTTGCAAATCCAGTCACTTCTTACAACTTCTATCGCGAGTGGAATATCTTCAACTCTTTCGCAACTACTATGGCAACAAATGTGAAAAGCGTTGAGGATATTGAATCAGCAGACAACTTCATCAAGTTTATGAAGAATAAAGTAAAGGCTTCAGTATGACTTATCACCCAGTTCCAAAGTTCAAGAGGATAGAGGGCAAAACAATAGTTAGCCCAAAGTGTAGTGCTTGTGCAGATAACGAACACGAGTACTGCAACAAAGTCCAAGGGTCAGCGAGCCATAGTTGTGGCTGTACCTGCTGGCACAAGTCCTAGGGAGGGAATATGACCATCACACAAATACAGGTATGCGCTACTTGTAAGTTTCCAACTGACCGCGCTTGGAAGTCTGTGAAAGATGCCAAGTACGGAGAGATTTGGAACGAGACAGGCGTATGCCGTCAATGCTGGACTGCCTTTATTTTCAAAGCAGAGGCAGAGGCTCGTAAGGAAGCAGCAGTAGATTACAGAGAGGCGTTCTAATGACTATTACGCAGATGAATACTAAGGTGTGCGAATACTGCAAAGTCCCTGCTACGGTGTATGCTATGGATACCTGCGCAGGCGGCTGGGGTGGTTACTACTGTGATGTTCACATACCCTCAGGCTTCAACATAACCGACCGATTCAATAATCAGAAAGACGAAACTTCCATCTAAAAAGCACAAGGAGGCTGTAATGGCTACCCGTTTGACTCTAAGAGGCAAGATTGTTCTAGGAATAGCAGTTGCTCTAGTTGTAGGTGGGTTCACCCACATCACCCGCGATACTTGTTGGATAGGTCCTGAACCTTGGACTTATGGCTCTTGCCAGAAGATGATTGACCGTATGGTTGCTCAAACTCTGAATGTGCCAGTTCCTTCAGTAGATAAATTAGAGGAGTATCGCAAAGCAGATACCCTTACAGCCGTAGATTTAGCAGAGTTGTTATGGCTAGTCGGATTCAGAGATAGCGCTCTAAAGAATGGTTGGGCTATCGCTATGCGTGAATCCAATGGCAGACCCCTAGCGCACAACAAGAACGCCAAAACAGGAGATAACTCCTATGGCGTATTCCAAATAAATATGATTGGTTCACTAGGCGTGGACAGGCGAGACTTATTTAATATCGCTAACAACACTCACCTCTTTGACCCCGTAATGAACGCAGAGATTGCTTTTTATATGAGCAATGGCGGTACAGACTGGTCATCTTGGAAAGGTATTACGCCACGCGCTAAGAAGTTTCTATCACAATTCCCCGCCAAAGAGTTAGAAAAGCGAATTGAGCGGTATTCTTAGGTTATGTCCATACCTGCCTACCGACTAAAAGAAGTCAATATCGCCGTTGCTAACTTACGCGCGCTCGTGAGCGACCTATCTGATGAGCAGTTGGGACAGGCAGAGAAGGTATTTACTAACGCGCTTATGTCTATCAACCTAGAGACATTCCATAGGGAGAAGGAGAATAGTGAGCGACGAGAAGTTGCATCGGTGTAATGGTTGCGGAGACTGGCTATACGAGGATACAGTTTGCCTAATATGCGTGGCACTTGGGAAGCGCAAATGATAGGGGCAGCGTGGCTAGGTATCCAGCGTTTGACGGTAGCGAAGTATGCGCCCAGATAGACCCAGAGATTTGGTTTCCAACAGCGAACAGTCAAACAGGAGCGATGGCGAAGAAGTTATGTCTATCTTGCCCTTGGCTTCAGAAGTGTCGGGATTATGCTGTGGCGGTGGATGTTGTGGGGATTTGGGGAGCAACCAACGAGAAGGAACGCTCACGGATACGCAAGACCCAGAGACTAAAAGTTGAGCGTTTAGATTTAGAAGCAGTTATCGTAGCAATACGAAAGGGAGTTTGAGTTGATACTACTAACCCAAAATAGCGAGTTACGAGCAGACCACGTATGGAATTGGACTTTGCCTGCTTGGGTAGTAAAGCGTGAGGGCAAAGGATTCAATGTTTGCCCGTCAGCAGGGGCGTGTGTAAATGTGTGTTATGCCCGAAATGGTACTTACTTATTCCCGCAGGTAAAAGCAGCGCATATGCGCAACTTAGATTTAGTAGTTGAAGATTTGCCAAAGTGGAAGTACATAATGATGGGGGAGTTAGGCTCTGACCAGTTCAGACCAAACTATGTGCCACGCTTCCCTGACCTAGATTTAGAGCCTGATGCTTGGGCAGAGGACTGGATGAAACGCGGTGGGGCTGCTATCCGTATTCACGATTCAGGAGACTTCTTTAGCGACGAATACTTGCAGGCTTGGCTGGATATTGCAGACCTATTCCCCGATATCTTGTTTTATACCTACACAAAAGAAGTCCCACGCTTCCGCCGAATGGTAGAAGGTATTGCTCCGACTAATTTCCGATGGTTGTTCAGTATGGGCGGTAAGCACGACCACTTGCTAGACAAAGACAAAGACCGACACGCAGAAGTATTCCCTACTTTGGAAGCGATTGTAACCTCTGGTTATTTAGACCAGACCGCCTCTGACTTACTGGCAGTTCTACTACCGACAACTCGCATCGGTATTCCTGCAAATAACATTCCGCATTTCAAGAAGAAGATGGACGGACATACTTTCGGAGAGATGCAGATAGAAAGAAATGTTCATAAAAAAGATACAGCAGACACATAAAAAAGGCGCTTCTTGTCGGTGGGCTATGGTAATCTAACCCCCGTTAGCGCAGAAAAGGAGAGAATGATGGCTGACTTTATGACTGTAACACTTGTTGGAGGAGTCGTGGATAAACCAGAATTGCAAACAACGCAGTCTGGTAAGTCCTTGCTAAAACTAAGAATCAAGACCTCGCGTTCAACTAAGAATGCTGCTGGTGAGTGGGAGAACAAAGATGCCACTTATTGGACTATAACCGCGTGGGGTGAAATGGCGGAGAACGCTGCTGAAGTAATCAACGAAGGAGACATAGTTATTGCTCTGGGAACTATCAGCCAAAGAGAGTGGGAAGGGCGTGACGGGGCAAAGCGCGTATCAGTAGAAATGAACGCACAGCACATAGGGCGCTCGCTCGTAGTGAACTCTCGTACTACCCGCACATCAAAGCCCGCAGTAGAAGACCCTTGGAGTAAGTCCTTTGGGGAAGTAGAAGAAGAACCACCCTTTTAGTCTTGGTACGCTCCTAAGCGTGTATGCTCGGCACACCGAGGTACAATGTACGGGACGGAACGAGGCGAGATGGCAGACGACGACTTTGCACAGTTTGAGGAACAAGGACTAAGTGAACTTGACGCTACGGCTGCACAGATGCACGAAGTATTCTGCTCATTTACGCAGGCTGGTTTTACCGAAGACCAAGCACTAAAATTGTGTGCAATATTGTTGAATAGTTCTGAAGAGACAGAGGGATAAAATGAGTCCGAAACCAGACTTGAAGGAAATTGGCTCTACTGGGCTGCGCAGAACAGGCGGCACAGTTTATGAGGAGTTTCTCGTATCCCTACGCGGGCGGCGTGGTGCAAAGACTTACCGAGAAATGTCCGAGAATGACCCAGTAGTAGGGTCAATTTTATACGCTATTGAAAAGATTATCCTGCGTCTTGACTGGAATGTTGAACCTGCTAGCGATAGTCCACAGGACAGAGAAAATGCAGAGTTCATTGAATCCTGTCTTTACGATATGTCTGACTCTTGGGACTCAACACTTTCTTCCGTGCTATCAATGCTCGTCTACGGATACTCTTTCCACGAAGTAGTTTACAAAATCCGTGGGGGAATGGACACTAAAGACCCTACCCGTAAATCAAAGTACACAGACAATAAAGTTGGCTGGCGTAAATGGGCTATTCGTTCACAGGAAACACATAACAACTGGCTCTGGGACGAAGATGGCGGTATTCAAGGATTTGAGCAGATTGACCCTTGGGGTGCGGGAATCCATCAAATCCCTATTGATAAAGGTTTGCTATTCCGTACTACAACTCAAAAGAATAACCCAGAAGGAAAGTCTCTACTTCGTACTGCGTATCGCCCTTGGTATTTCAAGCGCCGCATTGAAGAAATTGAGGCTATTGGAATTGAGCGCGACCTAGCAGGTTTGCCTGTTGCCTTCGTTCCACCAGAGTATTTGAGTTCAACAGCGAGCGCAGACCAGCAGGCTGTACTTGCCTCTATCGTTTCTATTGTCCAGAATGTAAAGCGTAACGAGCAAGAAGGTATCGTTTTCCCGAATGTTTATGACGAACAAGGACACAAG